CTCTGAAAGAAAAGGAGCATTGGGAAATACACAATAGACCTGACGATTATTATACAAATCCCTTTGGAGAACATGAGGCATGGGCGGTTGATGAAATAGAAGTACAAGATAATTAAAAGGAGGAGAGAAATGAAAACAGATAATATAATAATACTAATTTGTATTTATATCCCAGTCTTTACAATCGTGATTGTATTCTTTATTCGTGAGATGAATAGAAAAATAAAGAAGTAGAGAAATGAAAATAGTAGCAATAATTCCAGCACGTTACGGATCCACTCGCTTTCCCGGTAAGCCTCTTGCGATGATCGGTGACAAGACCATGATCCAACGAGTGTACGAGCAGGCATCACAAGCCATTGAAGAGGTCTGGGTGGCTACAGATGATTTGCTCATAGAAGATGCAGTACTTGAATTCGGAGGATGTGTGGCAATGACGGGAACCCATTGGTGTGGTACGGATCGTTGTGCGGAAGTGGCAAGAGAATTGCATTTAGAGGATGATGATATCATTATCAATGTGCAGGGAGATATGCCTTTTATTCAACCAGAATCAATAATGCATCTTATTGATATACTTAAATCAAAGGCAGACCTTGCTACTTTGATGACTGATTGCTCAAAGGAGGAATACAAAAATCCAAATCGCGTTAAAGTAAGGACATATCATGGATATTCATTCAAATTTAGTCGTGGCAGGATATATGGGGGAATAAATTACAAACACATAGGAATTTATGGATACACTATGAAAACTCTGCAAATGATACACAACCTTCGTCCACCAAAGTCTCAGTCAGATTTAGAACAAGTAGCGTGGATGAAATCAGGTTTTTATATTTATTGTGGGTATATAAAGGATGATGTAATCAGCGTAGATACCCCTGAAGACTTAATCAAAGCAAACGAATACCTGAAAAGCAATGAATAAACTAATTGTAATCGCAGGACCATGCGTGGTTGAATCTGAAAAGGTAACTATGCAGGTGGCAGAACACTTGGTACGGGTGTGTGAGAAACTACCCGTAGAGCTGATCTTTAAAGCATCCTACCGCAAGGCAAACCGGACGAGCATTGATTCGTTTACGGGAATAGGGGACCTTGAGGCTCTGCATATATTAGCAAGAGTACGGCATGAGTTAATGTGTACTGATGAAGACATGGAGAGGTATATGAAACGTGTGAAAGAATGGAACAACTCAGAGCAACAAAGTTGATGTTAAAAGACTTGAAAACAAAAGTCCCAAGTCTCCCTCAGAGCCTGAGTGATATTATAGAAGAACAGTATGGTTTGATGTGGCAAGTAGGATATGAACATCGTGGGAAACAACTCGTAAATAAGCGGTGGAATAAACGGGAGTACCTTATCCAGCAATTTGACAGAGACGGAAGACTGCTTAATGAATACCCTACCCCCCAAGATGCTGTACGATATGGAAATATCTGCCGATCATCTTTATGGTCAGCTTTAGGGGGTCGGCAAACTATTCACGGACATTTTTGGAAACGGAAATATGTTACGGCTGATAACCTAACATCTCCTCAATCGGGTAACAACGGCAAACCTTTACCTGAAAAAAGCATTTCTCCCGTACAGAAAAAGAGTTCTTCTGTTCGTATGCCGTAATCTCCTCCTGCGTCCACCCTCTCAGTATCGTATCATTCATTGCGATCTCGTCAATAGAGCCGTCCGTACAGGCGTAGTAGTCCGAGACAAGAACCGTGACACATAAGTATGTAGATACATCGGGTAAGACTGTTGTGTCACATGATAGACACACAAGGGCGAGTATTACAAGTAGTTTCTTCATTTGAATCGGTATAAGGTTAATCCTCCTTTGATTGTAGGGGTGTTCTGAGCAGCGTTGTATCCTACCCCTGCATACCATTTGCCCGTTACGTACATTGCTTCAATATTCAGATACTTTATGTTCCGCAGTGGCACATCTACCCCTGCCGTAATGTATCGTCCATAAGAGTAATTGTTCGTGACGTTTGTAATAAGTGTTTGTGGTCGCAGTATTTTGTAGGTAAAGGCATTCTCTATGGGGGTGTTTTGGCTGATAACGTCCTTTAGCGTTACTGTAAGCAACGAATCAGTCCAGGTACGGGTATAGTAGTATTTTGCATAAAACTGCTTTAGAATGGCTGCTGTGTCCACGACAGAAGGTATTGTATCATACACGATGCTATCTTTCCCTACAATGTAATATGGAATGGTGTCGGGGATAAGGTATGTTACGGTGTCCCACACAAAGACCGTATCCACTGACGCTTCGGGGCAGGGACGGAGTTTGGGGTACGTGGTGTACCCGATATAGGCTGTCAGAGCAAATGCTACAAGCACTATGATTGCTAAGATGACTGTACCTGCGTTTTTCATTTGTTTACGTATTTACGTATATGGTTCTTCCTTTTGCAACTAATGATGCTCTTGCCGCAGCACTTGTAGCTGTCGGAGCAGCGTTTGTTCCACGCATATCTATTACCTGACTCCTTGTTGTAGTCCAACTTGTATCAAGGTCTATGAAAAGATTGTCAATTTCAGTTGCATCAAGTCCCCCACCTGTATAAGGGACTATCTCAAATTGACCAAATATGCCATTATTCCACGCTTTCCCGGCAGTGTAATCACTAATAACATTGCGCCCAGAAATGCGTATCATAGTTATATTATTTGATATGTCCGCCAAATCGCCATATAATGTATTCAATCCCAAAAATTCAACACGAGTAACAGAAGCCGGAAAATTAGCAACATCTCCTGTTATGATATTGTTCCCCGACATAATTAACGTGGTTATTCCTGACGGGAGATCCGCAATATCGCCTGAAATAGTATTTGTTCCAACAACATATAAAGTGCGTATTGTACTTGGTAGATCGGCAATATCACCTGTAATGGTTGTATTTCCTGCTACATAGAAATAGGAAATGGGTTCCGGGACATTACAATATCCCCTTCGATAGTGTTTTGTCCTGATATACTGAAATTTGTCAATATCAAACCTGAAGGCAAATCTGCCAAGTCTCCGCTTATGGTATTAGCCCCTCCAATATTAAGAGTAGTTAGTGTTAAAGTCGGAATACCAAATATATCCCCAGAAATTGTATTATTCCCTTGTACGGTAAATGAAATAATGCCATCAGGAATGTCCCCTATATCTCCGAAAATTGTATTCTGCCCAACAATAGCAAAATAATCCAATACTATTCCACTATAATCTAACCCTGCTAAATCACCTGTAATAGTATTCTGACCGCCTATGCTAATATTGGTCAAAACCCCTTGTGGAAATCCACTAACATTACCGGAAACAGTATTTTGCCCCTGTAAATACAAATAAAACACACTGTATGGTATCCCAGAAATGTTACCTGTGATAGTATTTAATCCCTGAATATTGACATATTCCAAAGCCGCTGGCATTCCGGAAATATTACCTGATAATGTATTAGAGCCCATCACGTACATCATAAACAGTGCGCTCGGTAAATCCGCAACATCCCCCGTAATTGTATTTGCTGTGATAAGTGCTAAATGTTCCATTACGTCAGGCAGGGAGGAAACATTTCCTGAGATAGTCCCCGGCGAATTGATATATAGCATTTTTAATCCAGAAGGCACATCTGCAAGACTTCCAGTAACTGATCCTCCCCATGATTGTAAAATAGCAAAAGAAATAACACTCTCTGGTAAAGAAGATAAACTTGCTGTAATATTTGGACTATTTACACTTGATTGATAAAATGCTAAAGTCACACCTCCCGTTGGTGGGTATGGATAATGTCCCATCTGAGTAAGGTTTCCTTTATGAAACCATAACATATTTGCAGAACCGGAAGTAACTTTAACGTAAATACTTCTGTCTGCTCCGGCAACTATTGTCCAACTTGAACTTTCCCCCGTTGTGCCTGCATCGTTTGTATAAAATTTACCATTGCCGTCAATTGTAACAACTATATTGGTAGTTATACATTGAACATTGAAAATTCTACTTGTAGCCGAACCATCCCCGTTCGCTGTGTATATAAGTTTCATTGCCGTCCAATCATCGGCAGGAGTACAGTACTCACTGTTACTTCCTGACTTCACCCCCTGCAACCTAAACCAATATTGAGTATTTGTGGTAAGTCCCGTTGCCGAATAACTTACTTCACTACCCCCTACAAAATCAAGGTAAGAATAATTAACGCCATCAGTACTGTATTCAATAATCAATCCAGTCATTCCTGCCATAAGAATATCCCAAGCAAGGTCAATGCGAACATCACTAATAGCAGTGGCAACAAGATTTTCAACAGCATACCACTGCTGCACCATGTAAAATCCCGTTGCTTGAATATGCCTCATTATGCTTCTATTTGTGCTACCGTATATACAATATTATCCGTCCCTACCTTACGCCAAGAGATAATGTTATCTACTGCGTCCCCTCCATCAATATCTGTAAGACCCATTTTCTTTGTCCACATCGTCCCTAACGTAATCGTAACCTCCCCTGCACTACTGTCTGCCTCAATAATCAATTCCAACATACCTGCGTCACCGTCTGTGGTGTTGTTCAAATTAATCGTACAGTCTCCTGTAATAGTGCAAATCCAATCCTTATATATCGTGCAATCAATATTTATAGTTGCTCCAAAAGTAGCTGTCTGAAATGGGGAACTACTTCCACCTGTGGCAGGAACAAACTGAACCATCACCAAATCCATAACATCATACATCGTAGCCCCTGCCACATACGTCAATGGTATCACGCAGCACCCCTCATCCCCTTGAGCCGAACTACTTGACTCTTCTAAAGTGATTGCTCCGGTAATATTAAATATCAAAACCTTCCCTGTATTGTTTTCCTTGAATATAAGCGACCCACGTACTGCGGACACAACATCGTCCCAACTTTGCATCCAAGTGCTTATATCGTTGTCAAAAGCATCCATAATGCTCATATAAGCATAAGTTACCGAAGCCGGGGTAGCATTATCAAAACGCATTCTTCCTATACTTGGATCTTCAGGAGCAGTAGAAGTATCAAACAGAAAGGAAACGCCACCATCAAACCCTCTGGCTCCAGTCAATCCAATTGAACCTATTTCCCCCTGGGGACCCGGAATTGCAGTTCCAGACTTTAATATAACTCCACCTGCCCCTACAACAGACCCACCCTGTATAGTTTGTCCGGTTGTTTTCCTACGTCTGCTTACAGTAATATCTGCCATAATTACTCTCCAATATTAGCCACACCTTCTATCAAACATGAATAAGCGTAATCGGTCAGAAACTCATATTCCCCTTCAGTTTCATATTTGTAAAACTCAGTTAATGGAGTAACTTTCCAAACCTTACCCGGAGCCGTTAAGTAGAAACAATATATCTGTTCATCTCCGTCGGGACTGTCAAAGTATGAAATAGGAACACCTTCTGTACTGCGGTTTTGATTTATTATCATATACCCGTATGTATTGTTCCCTACCGCTGGCATTGCCGTATCACTTAATATATTAATCGTGACACTATTTGGTACTCCATACACGCACATTAACACAAGACGATACTCTACGAGAATACCATTGTAATATTGTATGTACCCGTAATCTAATGAAATAAATCCTCCTGAGTGGGGAAGATTATAATTAGTAAATGAAGCCCCCGTTAATTCGGTATATTCTGCATCCGATGATTCGGCTCCAGAAGATCCATCTGGATTTGGAGAAGGACTAACCATTTCTCCATCCACCAAGCGATACCCTTCATCTGTAACGTATTCTTCTGCTTCAATTTCGTATATCATACTATTCAAATCCCATACATAACTCAGTAGTAATAGATCAATGGTACTGGCATCTCTTTCTATGTGCAAATCCCTTATGAAACTAAACGGAGGGATAACATCATCATACCGTATAGATGTTACAAGTTTTTTTCTTGGGCGGTTGTAGAATTGAAATATATCCTCAAGAAAGTGTTCTTGCAAAGGAATTATCCGTAATGGACTTTCAATGCGTGTTCTTTTATCCAACCATGCCGAAGGGTAAATCGGGGTGTATGTACCTTCTAATGGAAGTATTGCAGTATTAACCCAAGCAGTATTAGCAGCACCATGATCTGTGTGATCATATATATCAAGGTCTGTATCAAGTTCAGAAAAACGATTAACGTCTATTTCCCCTGTTACTTCTAAATCTTCATCATCTTCATTATCCGTTGCCGTAACACGTATCTTGCGGAAAAGAGGATTACGTATATCAATAGTATTAGTTCCATCTGGACCACCGGGACCTGCATAATCAAAATAAAAACGACAAGGTAACAATCTTAATTCCCAAACTGTCTCTTCTTTAAATATATCATGATTAGCACAGGTATCAGGGCTAAAGGGAAACGTTTGGTCAAATTCCCAATAATAATAATCCCCTTCTTTATCATACTTATAAGCTGTCAACCATTTACCTTCGCCTCCCCCCATCCAATACATAGAAGCTGTTAGAGCACTTGTCCAAGAATACCCATCATTAACCTTCCACTCCTGATTTTTATTATCCCAATAATAACATTGATAATCCCCCCGTTCAGGATCGTAAAACATTAATACTATTCTGAACCCAATATAAACGCCATACACATAATCTGTATCCCATGTCCATCCTGATGTACTATCATTAAGCACAATTTTAAGTTCTTCTTCAGTTAATTGTCTTCTGAAATTAACTCGCACGGAACCCTCTCCACTTTTATTCCCCCTAACTAAGAATTTAGCCCCCAGTCCACTATATAAACTCGTTGAAATTATTTCTGGATTTAAGTACTGTACCCAATCTTCTCCGTAATCAATCGCTCCCCCCTTACCATAATATGAACCAACCCCATAATACCATTTTTCTATTGCATTAAAAGGAATAGGATCATAAAAGAAATGACTTACAGCATCAGCAAAAGATTCATTTACAAGGTTATGATCTTTATGAGATACGCAATTAACATTGATAGCTTTATACCCCTTACCATATTGCAAAGTCTGACTTGTATCGGTGTATTTAAAATCATTTTGCGCTGATAATATAGGTTCACTCACTTCATATGAACTTACAATCGCTCCGGTAGATATATTATACTGTACATAACTCCTGTTGTTTCCAACAGAATCTTCGCTAAACAAGTCTTGATATCTCTCCACGTACCATGCCTGATCCCAAGCGTAAACATATATGTTATATGATTTAAGCAGCATGTTTAACATATCAAGTAAATTCATATACTTGAGTTTACTATCTCGTTCTTCTCCTTCAAAGAATAAATGTTTATGTAAATACAAATCAGTCATCAACCGCTCATTGGTCATTGATGTTTCGTACAGGGAACAATTAACATGAATATTATTAAGTATTCCGGTCTTTGTTAGAATGCTACGTATGTAATCTATTAAAGTCCAAACCGCTGCACCCTCTACACAAGTACAAGTTTTAACTTCAGTTAATTGTGCCAGGTAGTTTGCCGCTTTTATATTGATTATTGCATAATCTAATATCTGTTGCTCTTGGATATCGGTTAACACCCACCCCTCAAAAACCACCGTACTTACAAAGGTTACTCTTAGTAGAAACTCTTGCTCTTCACAGATCATAAGTTCCTCAAAGAAATTCCAGTCAGAATCAATATTAACAAGGACTAGTTCACACCCCTGACCCATCGTCGCTGTATGATAATCATTCCATTCCTGAGATATTTTTATACTCTGAATACGCAAAGGATAAACCGTAGAAGCATACCCTTCTGTAAGTATATCAACCTTTACGGCTTGATCGTTTATATTATAAAACGTTCCACTATATTTTATCCCAAGAGCCATAACTTAGAATTTAGACTTTACTTTCTTTCTCTTTTCAAGAATCCCTACCAGACGATCTCCTTCAATATAGAAGTGAACGTCTCCGCTTACCGTTTCATATTGCCGCCCTACTGACGCATCAAATGGTAGTACTGTTTCCCCGGACGTAAGCAAAGCAGGAAAACTATCATTTGGAAATCCACCAGGGACAACTCCGCCTGTTGCCATCTTGGCAAATCCTTTAGTAGCCCCTCCCAGTACCCCACTAAGTAAGGTGGAGAATATTGGACCCACCCCCGGAATAAGAGAAAGTAATGTTTGTAAGAGTACCGGAGCCATACCTGAGAGAGCTGATCCAGCAGCCCCCATAACATCCCCTCCTGCTAGTGCTGTTGAAACCATAGTTGAAATTCCACCAGCAGCAGAGGCTGATAAAGATTTTCCTATACTTCCTTCTGCCAACCCCTGAACAGCAACAGCCCCTTCGGTAGCGTCGGTAGTAGCAAGAGTCTGAGCTTGTAATAACTTCATAACGTCTATCAACTGAGTGAAGGACTCTATGGTAGGATCAGTTGTATTAAGTGCTTGAGCGTATTCAATCGGCTCCTCTGCTTTCTTAATCATATTAAATGGAAGAGTAGGTTGTGGATACTCCTTCATAATACTCTCTACAAAGGCAACCAACTCCTCACTTTGCATCAATATATTATTTCGTATATCTTCAATTCGTTTCCCATACAAAGGATTCTCCTTCATATTAATCCCCTCTTGAGGGATCTGCAACCCATACATCTTTGTAGGTTGTGCAATTCCATGCGCAAGTTGCGGTGCTTTAATTGTTCCAAGACCATTATACGTTTGTATAATTTCCGCATATGTATCTTGTCCAATTCGAGCAGCGTCCGCAAATTTCTTCTTTAAGAAATCAAGAGAGAACCCTACTGGGTCCGTTCTAACAGCATCTACTTCTTGAGCACTATATGCATTCCCATATGTTAATGCGTAAGGATTTCCAGAATTACTTGGAGTCCCGCCTGTCTCCTGATGTGGAATAGCAAGTGCTGTATATGGATCTATTCCTCTTTCAAGGGCTTTCCGTACGACTTCTTCAAGGAACGAAATATCAAATGATCCGTGTAGTTTGGAATATGGAGATACAGGTAAACCTGTTATAGCATCAGTAATACGCTTATCAATGATCTTAAATATGTCAGGGAACTTTAGTTTCTCAGGAGATGGTACAACCATTTCCCCCGATGATAATAAAGCAGGGTAGGTATCGTTGGGGAACCCTGCTGGAATGATACCCCCTGTTGCCATCTTTTTCGGTCTAGGTATTGCTGCGGCTAGACCCGCTATTACAGCTGCTACTCCTAAAGCAATAGCTATAAGGTTCCCAGGAGGCGGAATTGATGCCCCTGACGCTACAACACTAGCTTGAGCTTCCACTGCTTTCGCCCCTGCATTAGCATACGAAGCCGCAGCATCGGTTCCGGTAGCTGCCGCGTTAGCCGTCGAAGCGGCAGTTTCAACCCCCTTGGCTACTATCCCTTGCTTAATTGCCCAAACTTCAATTTGTTTTGCTATGGCAGCGTTCTCGGTTGCTAGGGTTTGAGCGTTTACTAAACCTGTTGTAACCTGGGCGGCTTTACCGTAGCGAAGCACCAAATCAATTATCTGAGGAATGGCTTGAATTATAGAACCTATAAATTTTACAACATCCCCGGTAGCCCCTCCAATAGTATCCCCCAACGAAGAAAATACAGAACCCAAGCTATTAAGCGAGTCCTCCATCACTTCAAATTTCTCCTGCTCAGCGCGCAACCTTGCTAATACATCTATCCACCCCTCTACTTCAGATTTCCAAACTGCATCTTTTAAATCAACTTCTGAAAGGAGTCGTAAACGGTTTTCCACGTAATTGATCTCAGCCCCTAACAGTTCCATTTGATCTGAATTCCGACCAAATGCCTGAGCAAGCATTTCAAAATATTGAATATCCCCTGCAGATTGTATGTTAAGATATTTAACTTTGAGCAGTTCTAGAACCTTAGCATTCTCAATAATAGCATCCCGGTTGGCTTCCAAATTGGCCGATAGGTTATGAATCTTCCTTTCCACCAGGTTTATTTCCTTCCCGACTGCATCCAATTGATTCCCTAAACTCCCATAGGCTTCGGCCTGGGATTTTGCTATTTCCGCAGAACGCTGTAAATCTTCCATTTCTGCTGCTTCGCCCCACTGCCTGTACCGAACTACCAGATCGGCTATTTTCTTGTCAAGAATGTCAGCAAAAGGTATAAGGGCGGCAAACGGCTGACTCATAGCCCCGGCTAACGGAATAAATGCCTTTTCTAGAAGTTTAGCGTTGACCCGAAGCTCAATAAGCTTATCTAAAGTCTCGCCTACGGCCCTTTGATTTTCCTCTGGAACGTTAAATCCTGTGATTCCAAACTTTCCTTTATTGGAAATTCGTTTAAGTTCAATATCTAAATCCTTAAGTAATCGAGCCGTTTCATATATTTCAGGATGCAAATTAATAAGCTTTCCAGATAAATCAGTAGCAAAACTTGTATCAGCTCCTCTATTTTCTATTAGCTTTTGCAACGTATCGGTCAGAAGTTTCGCCATCTCCTTGGCATAATTAAATTCTATACCAAGTCTTTCCGCGTTTTTCGCCATGTACTTGATACCGTCGGACTTTTCAGCGAACTCAGTCATCAATTCTGCTAAGGCAGATACTTCAATACCTGTATCCCCGGACATATCCCCTAAATCCTTCAATCGTTGGTATATAATCTTCATCATATCTCCAGCAACGGAGAAATCTAATTCCTGACCAAGCTTTTCTAGAGTGGTTAAGTATAACTGTTGTTTCCTTTTAGCTACATCTGAAGCTATCCCTAATTGCTTGTAAGCGTTTTGTTGACGGTTTAGTTGATCTTCCTCTTCCTCCATTTCCTTTACAATCTTTTTAAGGATAGGATTTTCCAACCTGGTGTGTAATTTTTCAACTTCTTCCGCAGTATTTTTTGCAGTAAGACCCATTGACGTGTACGTATCTATGGAGCCTTGAATAGTTTCTAACATAGGGTCTATGAGTTTCTTCTCATTAAAGTACCCATACACGGCATCGGAAAAGCTGGTAAAGGAATATTTAGCATCTCCAGTTTTAAGGGCGATATCCTTTATCCACTTATCATAGAAAGCCCGTACACTATCAAAAGCGTACCCAGCTTTTTGCGTCCTTGTAGTTATTTCTGTTAATAAAGTTACAATAGGCTGAGCATCTTCGGCTCCTTTTTTCCACGCTTCAATAGTTTCGTATAACCCTCCATACTTATCAATAATAGGGGCAACATCAACTCCTACTGTTATAGCATACTTTTGAAACTCAGCATCAGTTACAAATTCACTCACTGCTTTGCTAACCCCTACGATTTGGCCCTGTTCAACAACTAAATGCGGTAATAAGCCTATACGAACAGCTTCTTTAGCTTGGATATCCCCGGCAACCAAATCGGTCATCCCGTTAATCATTTGATTGAGTTCCTTCAAGAACCCAGCACTCATTTCAGGGGCCTTCAAAGGATTTTTACCGGCCACCTTTATATATTCCCGATATCCATTAATAAAATCATTTAAATACTTAGTCTGAGCCTGGGCTAAATTCCCTATCAACTTACCCTTTTCTACTTGTAACGATTCGGTAGCCACTCGAGCAACCATTGCATCAGTTACTTCCTGATGGGCTTTAGTAATGTCTTCCAAAGTAGATTTTTCCGTCAGCATGTTCGAGAGGTACTCTCCATACTGATCGTTTATACCCTGAATTGCCTGAGCCCTCAATTCTGATGCTTCATTAACATTCCTTAAACGGGCAAAAGCTTGATCTAATCCAATTACTTCTTTACTAATTTGAGCATTGACTTTAGCTTGGATACGATCCCATTCATGAGCTTTACGAACTGTCTTAACTATGGAAATTGCTATTGCCGCGATCCCGGCTGCTATGGCGACATAGGGAATGGCTAACAACCCTACCCCTAACGCGCTAAATCCAGCTATGGCCGCATTAACTAAGGACAATAACCCGGAAATACCATACCCCAAAACGCTTATAGCCAAAGATGCCGGACCTAACACCGCAATGAACCCCGCTATTCCAATAACAAGTCGTTTTTGAGAATCGTGTAAAGTATTATACCAATCTGTTATATCTTGCAACCTAGTTACCAATTTTTCAAAAATAGGCAACACAACTTTACCAATAGAATCCCCTAACTGTATCAAAGCCACCCTACTAGCGGATAAAGCCGTATTCCATTTAAATTGCATTGTTTCGGAAGCTACCGCAAACGCTCTCCCGAAGTCTCCTGTAGAGTTTTTAACCAACTCAAATATCTTACGGTTGTATTCCAAGTTCTGCCCTGTGAGGTTCAAAGCCCCTATCAATGCTCGAATGTTGGGGAATATAGTAAACATTGTATCCCCGTATTCAGCGGTCAATCTTCTCAACTCTTCTAGAGTAGGTAGCAACCCTTGTTCTTTTAAGGACATGCGAAGGGCTTCCCCGGATGTTCCCATCTTATTTAAAGCCTTTTCTACTTCCGCAGAAGGGTCTGCTAATTTTTGAAGAACGTTACGTAAATACGTGGCAGAGTTGGCAGCGGTTGCCCCGGACAAACTCATAGAAGCCATAGCTGCCGTAACTTGATCCAGCGATACCCCTAATTCTGAAGCGATGGGTAAGACCGAACCAATAGTAGTTATGAATTGATCCGCTCCAATTTTACCTTCACGGACGGCGGCAGTGAAAATATCCATCCCCTCCGCAGCTGTCAAACCAGAAGACTTATACGCATTCATAGCCGATACCAACATATCTGCTATCTGATAAGATTCACCCATCCCTGCAGCGGCTCCCTTGGCTGCCATTTCGGTAATGGTTAAGGCTTCGGCAGTCTTAAAACCAGATGAAGCCACAAAATATAAAGCTTCTGCTAATTTCTCAGGGGTGCTTGCTACGGCAGGGGCCATCTTTAATAATTCGTCCGACCACTGACGAGTGGTGGAAGCAGCTATCCCGGCCAAACCTTGAATCTTCGCCATGGAAAATTCAAAGGTTTTAGCCATGTTAATGGATGCCTTGGAAAAAGCGATGATAGGGGTTGTTAAAGTAATAGAAGCCAAATACCCGAAAGTTCGGAACTTTTGGGACATGGTATTGAGGCTTTGTATAGTATTCTTACTAAACAACGCCATAGCGGCATTAGCCTTAGCCGCAGACGCTCCTGCGGCTGAAGCTAATTGCTGCACTGCTACCTGAGCAGACATTACCCCTGAAGTATCTACCCCTAACTTAATTATCAAACTGCCTATGTCAGCCATTTCCTGCTCCTATTATAGGTTTCCGCACTGGTTTTCTTGAAAAAGCCAACGGCGGTCTTTTCGATCTTAATTCATCCATCTTATTTTGCTCATCTCTTTGTTTCGCCATTTTAGCGATACTCATAAGAACGCTCTTCATATCCTCTACACTCTGCCTAGGCTCAACTTTCTTTTCCCCTATCCAATTGGGCATAAAGTCAGCAGGTAGAACTTCTTTTGGTGGATGACCTTTCTTAGCATATAATCTACTTACAATATTTACAATCAACGAATCTAGAACAGCTATTCTATAATCCTCCCTCCAGGTCCCTATTGGATCCATCTTATCGTACGCCTCCCATTCACTGAGTTGTGCGGACGTTATTTGGTCCAATAGGATATCTGGGTGGGCAATTCCTAATTCTCTACAGAGTCGGAATGCGAACTGACGGCTAGGCCGTCTTTTAAGTTTTTTACAATGTTCTCCTTGTCTTCCTCTGTGATCTTATTCATATCCTGCGCTGTGTTCACAATCTTCTCCAATCGTGCTGCGCTCATCATCTGAGAGAGAATAGGGGCATCTGAAGGGCTTAATACAAGCTTACCATCTTCATCACACACCGTGCATACAGCAAGTTTGGCCCGGAAATCTTCCAAAGCCTTTTCAAACCCTCCTTCTACATTCTTGTTCTCTTTGATAAGAGACTGTTCAAATTTATCACGTTCCCGTCCTGTCATCTGACGAACAAAAACAAAATCCCCTTTTCCAAGGTCCACTTTTACTACTTCCAGTTCCTCCTTTTTGAGGAGTGCTGCTTTGTCTAAAAATCCCATGATTAAGTTATTAAATTGTTTATACTAAAAAATATTCCTTGATTAGGAATGGTACTTAATTAAACGCTTTCACTCCCTCCCGAGGAGATGTAAACTTTACCAGTGATCTGAATGGTGACGTCTGCGGTGACCTTGTCATCGGCAGGAATCGTCAACGGAAGTTCAGAAACCAGTCCTTCAAAGTCAAAACCAGTGTTCTCCACATCCGGGAGAACAATCTGATAGTTCTGAATGGTGTTGCTTTCGAAGTCATTTAACATCTGCTCGTAAGAATCACGAGTGAAGTTCATTGCGAGTACTACAGTTCCCGCATTACGGAAGCCCGTAATGAATTCCCTGTACCCTCCAGTAGAGTCCAATGAGGTTACATCAATTGTATCCCTCGACATGCTCGGTCCGGTAATGGAATTTATCTCAGCGATGTCGACCCACGCGGTGCCGCTCCATCTTTTGAATTTTGTTCCTACACCGGCAATAGCAGTGGTTGCCATTTTACCTCCTTTTTTAAACAGCTCTTCGCTGCAGGTTAAAATTAATCACAAACAAAACATTATTGTTATCATCCCAGTCAAGTAGAGCGGGACCACTTGCACAGGAGATAACCGTGTATAAAGCACCATTCCACGTTTCATGATTTCGTCCGTGTAAAAGGTTCTTTATTTCTTCGCATTTTTCCCAACCACTTCGGTAGTCTGTATCTCGTACTCTTACCTGAATAGCTGGATATTCATATCCTTGATTTACTAAATTCAACTGAGGAGGATACCCAAAACTATCAAACAAAGTTACGCTTTTCTTTGGTGTACTTGGTTCCCGTCCTATAAATAAATTTGAACCCAGAAGAAATCCTGCGGAACTTTCGTTCTCTAGCATGTCTTTTATATCTTCACTCGGACATTGCATACATCCTCCTTTCTTTTCAATATTTTAAAAAAGTATTCATGGTATCTGAGCATTATCACTTATGATCTTAACAATAGTGCGTACATTGCGATTAACTGCCTTTTGAAACCATTTCCAACCGGCCCCTTCTCTTCTGAATTCTGCGCCGGGAAAACGATGTACTATCTCATGAACATATAAAGCATACGGTGCGCTATACCCCATAATCATCATAGGTTTACGAGTTTTTATTACTTCTGCCTTACTAGCACTTATGACAGCTTGATGCCTAGCCCTAAGTTCACTAGCCTTATATTGCATTTTTTTGAAGGGTTTATTTTTGAAACTTCCGCTAAAAGCTAAAGGATCATCCACTTCCCCTACTTCGGTTGCAACCACAAACCAACTAGCCCTTAAATTTCCCAAATCTACCGGCGTGAGAGGATATATTGTCTCTGTTTCCCTACGAATCTTTTGCGCCACCATTACTAACCCTCTGGTCGTAATACGATGATCTACGGCCTTGAGTTCCTTTTTTAACCGCGCCAATACGTTAGACAACCCTTGAACCTTGATATCGGTTAAAGAAGCAGTAACTTTATATTTGGGTGCGCGTGGCATATCTTTTTAAGTCAAGTAAGGTGTTAAATATGATTTCCTCAAGTAATTCGTAGTAGAATTCAAAGCTGGGGTCTTGCCCCATCTCTTTATAGAGAACAATAAATCCACTATACTCAAATCTATTTCCCCAGTACTTTCTCCGCTGGAACTTAACAAGTCATCTAAGTTCCCCTTCCAAAGCAATCCGTTTTCATCCAAATCAATAGCTGAATAAACCACCGCCCTGGAATGAAGCCGTTCTCCGTTATCCATGTTTATCACCTGCCGCATTTCCTCCCAGCGACAACTGATTTCCACCGGATCGTCGTACGTGTAACCCCCATAGCCATTGTTTTGAGGGTTCCCCCAATACACCGCTGTTTCCGGTAAATTACGATTTATGAATTTCTGTATTCCCATTACTCGTCAAAACTAGGTATAGCATACATCACCATTCCAGCTTTCCCTGACTTGGCCATCTTCCCCGTAATGTCTAAGGTGAGGACCATTTGTCCATATGGGGTACTATTTAACCGTTCCCCCCATTTCCCGGTGTAAGTCACTTCGGCATCTCCAAGGCGTTCCTTACTAGTCGTTCTATTTAAAGTGGAAGCAATCATATGTGCCGTAAGCCACCTTTCAAGCTCAGTAAGCAGTTCTTCTGTAATAACCGTATCGTCCTCAAAGATTTTATCTATAATGGCACTCGCAGCACCAATCATGGCTGTAACCGCAGTATTACTAACGCTTACGTCGCTATCCATTATAATCAAAACCTCACTTATTGTTACCCGTGCCATTTTGTCCTCCTTTCTTTTTACGACTAACCCACAACAGTGGATCTATAAAATTAAGAATATCTGAATTCCAACGAAGACCTAGCCAATCAAGAGTTTCATATAACTGAGAATAATCCCCGTGAACCATTCTCTCAGGCCAGACAACTTTTACATTCACCCCTTCGTTCATCATTTCAATCCAACGCTTTTCTTGCTCATGAATCCACCAGAGCCATCCTTCTTCTTCTGAGTCAACCTTTGCGACTTGTCGAATAGAAGCGTCTTTAAACATACTCATGTACGCTGTTTTCTTACATGACTCAACTATATCTCCAGTACGACGGCGAACCAAAATCCATTTAGCGTTTGGAAAGGCGTAATGCCAAACCGGCCACATCAACCCTATACGAGCGTCTTTATACATCCACGGACCTTTCATATAACCCTCCTTCTCTATGATAGCCTCAATTTGCACGCGCCAGTTACGGGGGATGGACAGTTTAGTTACATCCAGTAACGGAAATTGACCCGACGGGTCGGCAGCAGCTTCATGCAAATAAGGCTTAACAACAGTCTCGCGGATTTGAT